ACTGACACTAATAATATACTTTCTACCCTATTTATTTGGGTTTCAAGCTTGAGTATTTTATCATGAGTTTGTTTCTGCATAATTCTACACAGTTTTTCATGAGAATCTATTCTCTGTATTGCATCTTGTTTAGCCATTGGGAAAGAGTAAACTAATTTTTTGAGCCATTGTCAAGTTAGAAAATTGATTGGCAGCTTGTGTCTGTGTCATTACAGACTGATCAATTGATGGTAAATTTAAACTCGTTGGTGTGATAGGTGTGTCCTGCATAATAGGCATTAAAGGGTTTTCTATTTCAGGAAAAACTCCTTCATCTAAATCAGTTTCTAATAAGTCAGAATAAATTTCATTTATAGCTTCACCGGCTTCTTCATATGGATTATCTAACCCTAATTTTTCTGCGTTAATTGCAAACGCTCTTTTTACTGAATCAGAAGGCATGAAAGGAACAAATATCCCTTCTTTTAAAGCACTGTATTCTTTGTTAGATACTCTAGAAAAAGCTTCTGCCATTTCTGTTTCTTCTAAACCTAAAACTTCACCTGCTTCCATATCTAATTTCATATTTTGTTTTACTCCAAACAAAGCACGGTTAGCATTAATATAAGCATCAACAATTTCTCTAGGCTCTACTGGTCCACCCTTTAATGTGTTTCTAGTAAATAAAGATCTAGAATCTCTAGTACCCTTTTGAAAATCTGCAATTTTAAAATTCATAACTCTTTCAGCATTAATTTCTACTGGTCTAAAACCAAACAAGCCTGCAAACTCTGGTCCAAAGTCATAAGTCTGACCATATTTATCATATTTACCTGTTGTAATTACATCTACTGATTCTATAGATTGATCCATTCTTTTTAATTGATTTAAAGAAAAAGGCATTTGTGCTTTTACTAAGTGAGACATAATTTTACTGGCTTTATCCCCACTGTTATCTTGTTCGTTAAATACTTGATAACCTTCTCTAGTTTTACCACCTCTTGCCATAATATCTAACACAGCTTCAGTCCATATAGCTTCTGATATAAATGGAGAAGCAAATTCTTTCATAGCTTCAAAAGTTCCTGAAATAAAATCATTTACAATACCATCATTATCTTTCTCGCCTTCTGCCACTTTATTTATAACTGTTTGTATGGGTCTTATTAAAGTATCGTATGCATTAGCATGACTAAAATCTATGTAAGAAAAAGAACCATCTTTATTTCTAATTGGTAATAGCGTTGAATTTTTTGACCAGTCGGCAACGTATCTTTTAATAGCTCCTCTTTCTTCATCTGTAATATCATAGAGTGCTCCGAACATTTCTGATGTAGCATAAGGAACAGCAGTTACTGTAGTAGCAAAACCAAACAACCTTGTATAACCTGTTCTTGCAAAAGGTTTAAATGTTTTACCATCTACAATAATTTCTTCACTTATTTCTCGAAGTGCTGTTGATATAATATTAGTGCCTGTTCTAGCAATCTCTGCTGGAAAAGATACAAAGTTTCCAATAGGTAGTTTTCTTAAACCTTTAATAAATTCTGATACATAATCATAGTTAGGTATATTGTTTCTTACAACATCAGCAGCTCTTTCTTCTAAATATTCTTGAGTTAATTTTATATCTTGACCATCCGAGTTCTTAAAAAACTTACCTCTAACTACTCCTATGTCTCCAAATCTTTTCTCCATTCTACTTTGTTCAACAGCCCATGAATATATTTTCCAAAAATCATCTTCTGCTGTGTACAAGTCTTGAGATACAGATTTTAATTTTGATAAAGGTTTTAATAACATTCTCATTCCTTTATCTGAATTCATGGTTTGACCAAAGTTTACGTCTTCCATTAGTCTAGATAGATCACCAAGTTTAACGTTAGAGTTTACAACACCTAATCTTAAAAGTTTTTCGTACAATTCATTTTGTTGTCTTGTTCCTTTTAATGGTGTCTGTAATGCTTGGTAAGCCATTTTAATTGCACTTACTTCTTCTACATCTTCTATGTTTTTACCAACCTGTCTCTTAACAGTTGCAGCAAAATTACCTGGCATAATACCATTAGCTGCAGCAAATGCTCCAGCACTTACAAAGTTACGTAAATGTGTTACGGGAGATAAAATTGTTTTAGCTATTTGTGATGTAGCTTTAGGGTATAAAACTAAGCTCTCATACATCCTTGCTAAGGCACCACTATCTTCTACTTGCATAGAAGTTTTCTTTAATGCGTCCGCGATCCCTGGTCTAGCATACAAAGGGTTTTGGGCATCGGCAAAAGGATTCGTTGCTCCTTTGCTCACAGATAACTTTCCACCTGGATCTATAACTTCAATAGCTTTAAAGTCATCACCAAAAACAAGTCTTGCTTCGTCAATATTTTTTACAAACATAGGTTCTTTACCCATTGCTTGTATCTCATCGGATTTTTTAATAAGGTCATCAAAGAATTGATTACGTCTTGCAATCAAAGATAGTTTAGCAGTACCCCCTAAAATAGTTTGCATAGGATTGTTTTGTTTACCTAGTAATTCTTCAAGGGCTTCTTTAGGTCCACCTTTTCCAGAAGCTAAATCATTTAATGATATGTTTGATCTATTACTTATTGAGGCTGCATCTTTTAATGTTGTTTGGTTTACAAAAAAACTAGGTACTTCAAAAATTGCATCTGATGGTTTATCCATTCTAAAACCAGCAGGCATTCTAGCTGTCTTAAGTATTCTAGCCACAGCATCATCAGCTTCTTGACTTGATAAGTCTTTACCCGCTACTCTAGCACTATTAATTAATACTGCTTTAGTTTTAGTTATTGCTTCAGCCGTAGGTGTATAATTTAACCACGGTATTAAAGATTTGTTTTGAAATATGTCATAGGTTGCACCTAAATAGTTTTCAAATTTAGTACCAAAAATTTTTTTAAATTCATCTAACTCAGACTTATCTAGTTTACCACCAATCTTACTAAATAAATTACCCCATTTAGTTCTAATTAAAGATAAGTTACCTGAAATATTTGCTTCTATTAATGCAGCTTCTTCTACATTTTTAGTATTACTTTTAATACTATCTGACACTTTAGCTAATAATTTTTTATCTAATGCACCAAATTTAACTTCACCTTTTACTCCAACTTCTGGGTTACCTGACATTAAAAGTCTGGATACATCATTTAAAAAAGTTTTTCTTTCTGCTGCATTTTTTTTATTAAAAATTGTTTTCATAGGTTTAAACATTTTGTCAATGTCAACGTCTATGTCATGAGAAATATTTCTTGCAGCTGAAGCATCCCCTGCTCTTAGACCAATTGATAATCTTTCTTCATCAAAAAATTCTTGAGTCTTCATTCCTCTGGACCTCATAGTTCCAGCAGCTTTATCAATCCATCTGTCTAGGGCTTTGTTATTAATATCTAAATCTTTATTTCTGTTAGCAAGTTTTTTAATTCCTTTACCAACACCACCAATAATTCCTGTAAACAACGCACCCTCTGTACCAAACTTAACTCTATTTAATAACTCTCTTCCTGGATCGTCTTCTTCCTCTATATCAAAAGCAAGTAAACCTGCATCTTTTACATCACCAACAAACACACCTTCTGCCACACCACCTGTTAATGCACCGGCCGTAAGTTTAGTTGCGCTTTGACTGGCTTTCATTTTATCTAATGCAGCAACGAGTTTAGGACTATTGGCTTTTACAAGAGTACCTGACTTACCAGCTTGCATGGCTTTACCAGCAAGTTTACTTCCAAGACTAAAACCATAGCCCCCTGGAACACCAATATTAACTAGAAGTTCTGCAATTTTTCCTGCAGCTGTTGCTTCGGCTTTCTCATCAAATTCTGTAAGGTCATCAAACCACTGCTCTACTTCCGCAGCTTTGTCGGTCCCTGCTCCCAGATCTATAAGTGTAGCACCCAGTGAGAATAAACCTTTTGGTATTGCAATGGCACCAGAAACAATCCCTGATAAAACAGATTGAATTGTGCCTACTTGATTATTATCTTCGGCCATTTAATTTCCTTTAATCGTCGCTACCAAAAATACCTAAAAATTTATTAGATTTTTTAGTAGTGTAGAAAGTTTCTATAATTTCATGTTCTCCACTCTCGTCTATGAAAACTACAGTCCCATTCATTACATAATTTCCTGCACCTTTCCAATCTTTTGATCCAGCAAATTTCTCTGGTTTATCGTATTTTTTAGCATTAATTTTGGCTAGTGGTTTATCAAATTTATCTCTTTGAACAGACCATTCAATAGCACTGTCTACTGCATTACTTTCACTACCAGCACCTAAGTTTTTGAAAGCAGTTTGGTATGCTTCTAATCCAGATCTAGGGTTTTTAAGTACTTGATCAAGTGCTTCTGTTCTACTCATACCGCCACCTTGTTTAGACATTAAAAAATTTACTTGTTCTTGTGTTGCATTAGTTCTGCTTGCATCAATTTGTTCTAGTTTTAAATCTTGTTGGATCTGCATTAGCTCTGCTGCTTCTCTAATTTTTTCTGGTTTGTCATAAGATGTACTTGTATCCATAATAAGATCGTTAACTAAGCCTTCCTTATCCAAACCTTCTCTTGAAATTCTTTGACCGCCTTTAATCAATGCATCATACAATGCATTTTTTTGTGATCTAGCATAACCTAATTTTTCTAAAATACTTTTAACGCTTTTTCCTCTTTTCTCATCTGCATCTTCAACGTTGCTTACGTCTGGTAAAGGTTTATCATCTATTTTTGGTAGCAGGGCTGCCGCTTTAAGATCTTGTGGCTCATATATTGACTTGTATCTTTCCGGATCAAAAGTTTTTAAATTTTTCTGTTGTTCTAGCATTTTGTCTTTCATACCAGAGTCAATTGCAAAATTTTTTAAGTAAGCTTTTTCAGCTTCGGGTGAGCTCATGATTTGATTACGTTTATCGTATGCTTTATTGGAAATAATATCTGTAGTGTAGTCTGTTAAACCATCACTCGCTGAACTAGGTATTACATCTTCATTATTAATATAATTTTTTTTGTTAAATTGATTTTTAATAGATTCGTTTGTGATAAAATCTTTGTCATCCATTTTTCTAAATTTATCTCTTACTTTAAAATCATCATCATCATATATTTTAAATGCATTTATATTTTGTTCTACAGTTGCATGGCGTTCTCTACCATTAGTTCTAGGGTAAGCTGGATTACCAACCAATGCTGCTCCCATAGACCCGCCGTGTTTTTTGGGTTCTCTGATACCATCCATGATCCCTTCTTTAATAGGGCCACCGTATCTAAACATAGGTCTATTTAAAATTTTCATTATTATGCCTGGTTAAATCCCGGTTGAAATATTTTACCATACAATCCACCTAGACCCATTGCTGTACCTATAGACTGTGAAAGCATATTAGGAGATTGTGGTTCTGCATAGGCTTGTGAAGCAACTCCACCAGATAGACCAGTTAAACCTTGACCATATTGTGATAGTCTTCCATATGGTTCGTAAGCTGCAGTCTGTGCTGCTTGTTGGTCTGCTGTTAAATTAGCTTGATCAAACCCTTGTCTTAAAGATCCTAATTGTCCAAGTGCTCCAACATCTCCACCTATTCCCGATCTTTGAAAGTTAGATAGACCTAGTTGTGCTTGACCTAAGCCCGCTTGAGCATTTGCAATACCTAATTGATTTGTCATTAATTGTCCTTGGTTATTAAACAATGATCCTTGGTTTTGAAAATTTTGTTGTGCTGCTGTTTGAGCATTTGTAAACCCTGAAGATAACAGTTGTGCTTGTAAGGCTGCTCTGTCTCCCAATGTATCTGCATTGTACTGACCCATCATAGCACCCTCTCTACCACCACCAAAGTTACCAGAATTAACTGCTGCGTCTCTAATATCTTGTTGTCCGCTTAGTTTTGATCTATCAAACTCTGACAATGTTGTGTCAATAACTTGTTGTTGATAAGGCGACATGAAAGGTTGATAAGCATTAGCACCTGTTGCTCCTGCTTGTGCTGTTTGATAACCTTGAGCACCTGTTTGCATAGCACCTAGTCCACCTAATGTAGTTGACGCATCAGTTTGAGCTTGTTGTGCTGCAGTTAAATAATTTTTGTATGAACCTATACCAGTTTGAGCTTCTGCAATAGCTTGTGTTTGTAAAGGATCTTCTCCAGCAACAAACTGTCTACCAGTATATTTTGTTGTATCTATTGGTACACTGTATGCACCTTTAGCTTGTGCTGCGTAATCTTTTGCGTAATCTTGTAAAAAATCTGGTGTTGCCATTATCCCATCCTCGATTGTAACATTTGTTGTTGATCATACATAGCTTGAGCCCCTTCTCCACCTTGAGACTCTTCTGAAATTTGTCCACCATTCTCTAAATGGCCCATCATATTTTCCATGACTTCTGCTCCTTTATCTATATCTCCGCCACCTGCATTTCTAACAGCATCTGCAGTAAATACAAATTCATTTACACTTAATCTAGCTGGCACATCGTCTGCTTTTTCTTTTTTACCAATAGGTACAAATCCACCTTCAGCTCTATAATCTTTTTCCATACCACCAAGGTTCATAAGTCCACCTTCTTCTGCACCTACTCTTACTCCGCCGCTAGGGTAACCAAATTGATTAGTTCCTGCTGGTGTTCCGTATCCCGGTACAGCTGTTCCGCCCATTGCTAACTGCGCAATTCCTTGTGCCGGAGCCTCGGGTTGTACATTCTCAGCCACCATAGTTTCATCTACTTGTGGTTGCTCTTGTTCATCTTTCATTTGTTGTAGTACTAATTTTTTAAATTCTGGGTAAGGGAGTTGTCCACCACCTTCTATGTATTTTTGATATTCTACTTGTAACATTTGTTCTGCTTCATCAGGTAGTCGTACTTCCTCTACAGATTCTTGTACCATTTCACCATTAGCATAACCTATTCTTCCACCGTTAGCTGCATTCTGTGGTAAATAAAAACCAGACTGAGCACTTGCTTCAGGTGGTAAAAAACTCATGTAAGGATCTTTATTTCTTGCCATTTGATATGCCATGTAAGGAGGAATGTAATCTTCATCTACTTCATCTATTATTTCTTCAGGTTTGGCCATAGCATTTTTTATCAATGGTGCACCTAAAGCAAATGCTGAACCAAGTCCAAACGCTCTCTTACCACTGAACTCTCCGCCTTTATATAATAAAGGATTGTTTTTATTAAACGGGTTTAAAAATTTATTAAGAAAACTACCACCAGTTAATTTTGTATTACCTGTTAAAGCAACTTCATCCACAAGATTTTTTGGACCAAATCCACCTAAACCTATTCTAGATAATAACTGTCCTTTACTAAATCCTGCTCCACTAAATCCACCACCTAAACCGTAGCCTAAACCACCTAATATAGCAGCTTTACCTAATGGACTCTTAGCAATTTTTTTAACTTTACGAAAAGCTTTCTTTACAAAGCTCCCTAATCCGTACATCTGTCTTGGTTGTTGCATGTTTGAAATTGCCATAATTTAATCCTAGTCTATCGTTTTACTTTGTTTTTCCTATTAAATCAAGAGAAGGCATGATAACATTTACGTCTTGTGCCATCTCTTCTTGCTTAAAACCTTTATCTTCCCAGTCTTTTCTCTTCTTAAAAAGCTCACCTGTTTCCTTGTGTCTGTAAGTTGTTTCTACTTTTGCTTGTTTTATTTCCATTAGTCTACCTTCTCTTTTTTTATGTTTAAGTAACTGATAGCTATGTCAAACGAGCCTGTGTTACTTGATTGTATTGTAAAAG